TTCTGAACCACCTGTAAAAAAGTGGCGTGTTGCTGCGATACGGCCTGTTCCAAACCCTATCAAATCTTTATTAATTGGACGTCCCATTGTTTTCTCCTTATGTTGACGTTCTAGGTCTACGCGGTGGGACCGCATAAGTCCTTATCAAGGTTCGTTATTCCTTTGACAAAAGTATTTATCCATTTTATTAAAATGGGTGTTTACTCACTTAATTCAATGTCTACTGCAAAAGATCTTCCGTTCTTTTCTACAACATAATACTTTATTCTGTCTCCAATTGCATATTCTTTACGACCATTTTTAATAACTACATCTCTTCGAGTTTGTCCAAATTCGTCAGGTCTAACAATAGCGTTACTTCCTGTATATTTAAATATTTGACCAGTTTTCATTATACTCTCCTATAGTATATTTACTCAATAAAAAAGGCCCCGTAGGGCCTTTTCTGTTAATATTTGACTTAAACTTAGCTGAAGCTTAGGTTGCCGGTTGTTACGCCAACTTTACTTAGGTAGTCAGCTGCGTTACCTAGAGACGAAGCAGTGTTGCTTAGTTCTACATAACCGTAGCGTGTCATAAATGATACTACTGGCTCAAATGTGCCCGGATCTAGGACAACACCTGAAGACATTAGTGGGATGTATGGGCAATAGAATGCCGCTGCATCTGATTCACTAGTACCTTTGTAACCAACTAGAACATCGTCACTTGAAGCATATGTGTTTACATAAATCTTCATTGCGTTGTTTAGTGTACCAACCATTTTAGTGTTTGTAGGTGCTTCAAAAGAACCTTCAGTTGTACGTGCAAATGCTGATGTTGTTGCCGACTGTAGAATTGTTAATACAGTTGGTGAAACAACAGCCCAGTTACCTGCGCCTCTGCGTGTACGCTGTGCAATTAAGTTTGACACTTTGTTGATTTGAACTGCAAGAGCTGCATGTTCGTCACCAACAAAAGTAGCTGTACCACTTACTGCTGCTTGGTTGTAAGTTTCTGCTGCTGAACCCGCTAACGAGTTTAGACTTGCAATAACTTCTTGGTCGATTTCTGCAGTAATCTCTTGAGCAAGTGCTGCCATGATTTCTGCTTCTACATCGATACCGTGCTGGCTCTGAGCGTCTTGTGCCGCTTCAAATGTCCAACGTGCTGATAGCTTACGTGACTTTGCTTCAACAGTCTGTTTCAAGATCTGAATGCTTAGTCTGTTACCAGCTGCGCCTTCTAGTGCGCTAGTTGCTGCCGCTTTATCAGTGTCTGCACCGGAATAACCTTCAGCAATTTTAAATGGGCTTAGAGCCTCATCGCCTGCTGCTGTGTCTGTTCCGCTTGCACTATTGAAAGCATCAGCATAACGTACACGTAGTGTGTGAATTTGACCAACTGGACCAGTCATTGGCTGAACGCCGACTAGTTCGTTAGCGATAACGGTTGGCATAACACGTCTGATCACTGGAAGGATCACACGGTTTAGGGTTGCTACGTTACCAGCAGAAGTTGCACCTGCAGTTGCGGATTCTGACAAATACTTGCGAGTATTTTCAAGAGTTGTTTCCATAACTGCTTTTTTGTTGCCTGTAAGGCCTTCGACTAAGGCACCTTTTGTCTCCTGCCAGCGACCTGTTAGTAGTTCTGACATATTTATCTCCTTATAATCCGGCCAAGCGTTTGATATCAACTACATTATGTGCTGATTCGCTTGACTCGATAGAACTGTTTGTTTTGTTGCCTGTAATTTCTTTGCCTTCTTTAAGTGTTGCCTTCTGCTTCGCTGGAGCTTTACTGTCAATAACTGACGGTAGATACTTGTCAAACGCTGAACGTAGTTTAGATGTTTGAACTGATTCCAGTAAATCTGCCATGATTTCTTTCTGGGCCGTGTTAAGTGGTCCAGTAAGTTCGTTTAATACTTCTTTACGCTGATTAGACTCAACTAAACGCTTTACTTGTGCGTCCTTTGCTTCTGCAATTGCTTTAGCTTTTAGTGCTAGTTCTTTTGCTTCTATAACTTGTTGATTTTTAGTGTCTACAACTTTAAGTAGTTTTTTAGTTTCTGATCTTTCATTTAGGTGTGAACCCATATATTCGTTAGCAAATGCTTCGAATATTTTACGACCAAAATCGTTTTTACGTGCTGAGTCAATATCTTCTTTCAACTGTTTGATTTCGCTGCGTAAGCCGCGGTTAACAGTTTCGGATATTGCATTTGCACTTCTTTCGATAAAGTCTTTACGGACCTTTTCGAAGTGAGCTTTGCCTTCACGTACTAGACGTACTTTTGTTTCAGCAAGATCTTTTTTGTCCTCATCAAACTCTGCAATTTCTTTAGCTAGTTGTTCGACAACAAATTCTTCAAGCACAGTGAACTTATTAGCCATTGCTTTCTGATCTTCGTGTAATTCGTTTACTTCTTTTACCAATGTTTCCGATACAAATCTACTCATAAGATTTGCATTTTCTTTCATTGCTACCGCATACTTAGCTTTTTGTTCAGCTAGTTGTTTACGGTCTTCGGCAAACTCCTTCATTTCCTCTGCTAACTTTTCAGTCATCAAAGAATCAATTGCTTCAATCATAACACCTTTATCGTGCTCGTATTTTGTTGCAAACTCTTCACGAAGTTCAGAAGTAACGGAAAGACGATTTTCATCAATCTTTTTGTTCCATGCTTCTTCAATTTCTGTTTTCATTGCTTCTGAAATTGCATCGCTCTCTAATAGGGATTTAAGTGCTTCCATTAATTTCTCCTTTATTGGAGCCTGCTTATTATGTTTAATAAGCTCTCTGCAATATATTTTTGTGCCTTTGGGTCGCCTGTTACTTCTTTTGAAGTTAAAAATGCCTTATACCCGCCTCTTTCGTTCATTAAATGCTCGTAAATTGGTGTAGGATATGCACCGGGGGCGCTGGGCTGAGCCACAACGTCCACGGTGATTATTTCAAATCCATTGACATTGCCTGAGCCGTCAACTTCTCCGCTACCTCTAGATGAAACACCTAGTTTAACTCCGCTTTCAAGCATTGTTTTAACTAGGTTTCCCATCGGTGTTGGTAGTATTTTTAATTTACCAAAACCGTTTGCTCCATCCATCCACATATCTGTGATTAGATGACTCACTCGATCTAAGTTAATATTAAGTCCTTCTGGATGATCTACTTCACCACAAACCGAATATCCTTCAGCTATCTGCTCATTGAGCGTGGTGACAGCCCTGCCAATTTCTTCTACCGGATAAACACGCTGGTTAGCGTTTTTAACACCACCTTGAATGAAAATTCCCTTCATATGAAGGTCCTTTCCACCCGAAGCGTTATCAGCAGACTCAACGACCATTCTAGCTTGGTCGAAGGATAATGTTTCAGTTAAGTTTAACATCTTCAGTCCTATCTTAGCTGCCAGTCATTGACTTTTTATTTGCAGCGTTCTCTGGCTTGCCCTTTTTCTCAGCGCCGTGGCCAGGTTGCGACTTCATTGATTTTGAAGCCTTACCGCCTGGAACATTTACATTCCCTGCGTTATCTTCTTTTGCACTTGTATCACTTAGTGCTGAACCTTGTACAGATGAACCTGCACCGGCTTCTGGATGATTACCATCTTGGCCTTGATTCATATTTGATGCTGTTCCGCCCATGTCATTCTTGCCAGCAACTGTTGATTTTTTGTTGTCTGCGCCTTCTTGGTTTGATGGATCTGCAATTTTTTCTACGTATTCACGCATTGTTTCTGATGCTGATTTTGGAGTTGTTCTTGCTTCTTCAACTTCTTCATCAGTTGTTTCTTCAACTTCTTCATCAGTTGTTTCTTCAACTTCTTCGTCAGCAGCTTCTTCTACTTCTTCGTCAGATTCGAATGCCATTGCTTCTTCTTCTGGCTCTTCGTCACCTGGCTCTTCGTCGCCCATCATATCAGCAAATGCTGCTTTGAGCTCTTCAAGTGCATCTTCTAGGTTGTCCATTGCAGCTTCTGGTCCGTCAGCTTCACCTTCTTCGTCGTCGCCTTCGTCATCGTCGCCCATTTCTGGTTCCATATCGCCTATCATGTCCATTGCTGGATCTGGCTCTGCTTCCATTTCTGGTTCGTTAAGGCCAAACATTTCGTCTAGGTCTTCGTCGTCTGATTCTTCAACTTCTTCATCAGCAGCTTCGTCTACTTCTTCATCAGTTGTTTCATCTAGATCTTCGTCGTCGGACTCATCTACTTCTTCGTCAGTTGTTTCTTCAACTTCCTCGTCAGCTTCGTCTAAAATGTTTGTATAAATTTCTCTTGATTTTTCTACAACGATTTCGTGGAATAGTGCTTCTGCACCTTCACGATCCTCGTTTACTAATTTTTCGAGCATTTCCTCGAATTTTGTTTGATCAGTCATGTCGTTCTCCTTCATTGTCAAGGCTGTCTATTATATTTACACTTTTTGAAAAATATACGCTGAAAATGGGCTCAAAACGGCCCATTTTATATTTTTTTATGATAATTTGAACTTTTGTTTAAATTTTTCTACAGTAATATGTCTAAGATTATCATGTCCTTCTAATGAGTTTGGTACAAAGTACGGTTCAACTTCAACTACTCTTATATATCTAATTCTAGGATTTTTTTGAATTACTGTAGATGTTTGTCTTTCCCAGTTTCCAAAGTATGTTGCTCTATCGTGTACTTTTTTATAGTTTTCAGTACCGGCATACACATTGTTTACTAATTCGTGTTTTCTGCCAATTCCCTGATAGTCAAAGCCTAGAATATACACCTCTTTAGGGAATTGATTGCTTGCAAAGTTAAGTGCAGTTGGACCACTACTCCAACCTAAATTTGGATTAAAAAGGTTTAATTTTTCAACCGATCTAGTATATTTGTTAGGATTTGTCCAAACTGGATGTTTATGCTGATACCCAGCAGTTGATATCTCTCTAATCATTTTAGTATCGACCGCTATCAAATAGTCAGGAATAAACTCACGGAACAAAGCATTACACCCATATATCGTTCCGTGCTCTCTTAATTCTTCTGGTTTGACTGATTTTCGGCTAGTTCCGTTGCCTAAAACAAAAACAATGTCACTTCTTTTGATTTGGTCATTTGGGCCTGGACTGTCAGGAGCTGGTTTTGGTTTTGGCGGAAGTACACTTCTTTGTGCAACTTTAAGTCTCTGATTGTGTGATGCTTTCTCTTCACGCTTTCGAGCTTTCCGTTGGGCTTTAGTTTCGCCAGGAATAAAAGTTTTGGGCAAAATTTACTCCTATGCTATAGCTTCTTCACCGCCTTGAGCAGCTATTCCATACATTGCCCTAATATATAATAAATCATTTTCAGATTCTTTTCTATGAGCATCGTCTGCCCTACGTGCTCGATTGATGTCTTTAAGAGTTAATCGTGTTTTTCGAGTATCATCTATTGAAATTGGTGTTTCGTCGTCATCAGAAACATACCTCTGGTCTTCTTGAGGTTCCATTGTTTGTTTATCAAAATAATATAGCTCTCTTAGTATCATGTAATTATTTATGCCTCTGGTGTAGTATCTGGAGTGCCGCCGCCGCTTCCGCCTACGTCTCCAGCATCTCCTGTAATTGGATCGTTGTCATCTAGTTCATCGCCCATTGCTGCTTCTGCATCGTCTGAAATGTCACTTCCGCTAATGCCTGCATCTCTTAGCTGTGCTGCGGCATCAGTTGGTCCAGCTGAGAAAAATTCATCATTTTCTTCACGCCACATACGTTCGTTTTCAGCAACTTCTTCTTTGCTTAGTCCTAAGAAACGTTGTAGTGCAAACCGGTTAGAAATAAACGGAACTTGTTGCATTTGTGTAAATGTACTAATTCTATTACTATCAAGTTCTGCTTGTCTGTAACTTGCAAAGTTTTGCGGAGGTTGAATTGTTAGGTCAAACATAGCAACATCAACATTGATACCTTTGTTGGTTAGGTACAATTTAAATTCGTTGTTAAAAACCTGTGTAATCATGCTTTGTAAGCGTTCACAGTAGTTATTAAAACGTAGCTCTTGTATGTAGGCTGTGCCAACTCTGCCGTCATTGTACTGGCTCGCACTATCGTCTGCGCCAGTAGGCAAGTAAGAACTAGGTATTCTTAAACCTCTAAGTAGTTTGTTGGTAAAATATTTTAAATCATCAATTTCACCTAAGTTGGTACCGCCTGGTAGTGTTTCAACTTTAGATCCTCTACCTTCAGCAGTTTGAGGAAAGAAGTAGTCTTCGTTGATTGACAGAGGGTTGTAGCTGCTGTCTATGACAGTTTGTCCGCCTCCAGTCTTGGATGGGATTCGTCTCTGATGAATTTCCGTTTTTACACGCTCTACAAATTGCATAGCAAGGTGTGATGGCATGTTGCCCACATCAACGTAGAATACTCTGCGCTCCGGCGCACGTTGTACTCGATAGATAATAATTGCATCTTCAAGTAATTCTTTTTGTTTGTATACTTTAAAAATACTTTCAAGTAAACTATTACCAAAAGGAAAGTTTTGATCCAATCCTTCGCTCATACTAAGGTGAACTACGTGCTGTGCATCAATTGCAGTTTCGTTACTTTCAGTACTCCATCTGCTACTACTACCGTCAGGTGTTCTGCCTGTCATGAATTTTTGGTCAAGTGTTTGATAACCAGCGCCGCCCTGTGGACCATATGCTTGGTTGGTATTTAATTTGGTTGCACTTAGTGATTCAAACGAAATATTAATATCTTTTACAATATACTGTTCTGGACGTTTGCCGTCACTTTCGTTAACAATAATTTTTGTAATGTTAGCAGGATCAACATGAAACCATTTTTGTGTTTCTGGATCTCTAATAAAAAATTGATCACCATATTTAAAAGTATTTCTAATAATTTTAAAAATACGCTTTTCAAACTCTTGAATCTTACACCATTGCTTCAAGTACTGTCCAATAATCTGTACTTCACTATTGGTTGGTGATTTGTTAAATTTCATTTTGAACGGTGTTTCGTTCTCTTTGTTTTTTTGACTACAAAATTCTGCAAGGATATCCAATGCAGCATTAACTTCACTGTCGTTATCCATAGTATTGTATTGACCATAGCGTTCAATACGATTTGGCGAGCCTACATATACATCAGGAAGATGACTACTATAATTTGCTGCCGC